ATCATTGTATCACTTCTTGTTTGTTCGGCGTTTTCATTGCTTCTTGCGTCAACACCCAAAAGAAGAATATTTTTAACAGATGAATCATCTTTCAAATCGCTTGCCGTTACATATTTATCCGCCTTTTTTTCATCATAATTAACTCTTGCCAAAACGGGGAATACAGAGCCGACAAGCAAAATAACAAGAACTAAAATCACCGCTAAAATAGATTTAGCCTTTTTTCCGTTTTTGCTTTTATGCTTTTTATTCTTATTTGACGAATTATGACTGTTGCCCTTTTTAAAATTCTCTCTGTCAGATGAGCCGAAACGGCTGCCGTTTGAGAAGTGAGGAGTGCTTCTTGTGTTTCTTTGATGAGATGACGAACCTCTGTCAAAATCATCAATTGTTTCACTTTTAAAAGTTATATCTCCCCTGCTGTCTTGCTGATAATCGCCGTAGTTTCCCGGTTTGCGCTGATTATCAACAACAATATTATCCTCTCTTTTTTTCGAATTAAAATTAAGGTCAATATCCTCAGGCGAATAATTATAATAATCTTCATCCTTTGGAACAGTTCTGTCTATATCTTCCCTGTTTCTCTTTTTAGGGTCAAAATCTTCGTTTTCAAAACGTGGCATAATACCACCTCCAATACTACTAAAGAATATACTACATATTTCAAACTATTTCAACCGTCATTTTGTAAAATATATTGACATAAATAATAAATTATCTTAAAATAGAGAAAGCGAGTTGACTTGGCAATTGCGTGCCGATATCGGTATGAGGAAAGTCCGAGCAGCGCAGAGCAGAATAACGGCTAACGGCCGCCGAGGGTGACCTTAGGGAAAGTGCAACAGAGATATACCGCCTATACCAAGTATAGGTAAGGGTGGAAAGGCGAGGTAAGAGCTCACCGAGGGAGTGGAGACATTCCCTGCCATGTAAACCCTATTCGCTGCAACATCGACTGAAGGGTTGTTTGCTCGACACATAACTTCGAAGGATGGCTCGATTGCAAAAGCAATTTTGCAACTAGATAGATAATTGCCCATGACAGAACTCGGCTTACTGTCAACTCGCTCATTTTGATTTAAGAGGGTAAAAAAATGCTTGTAAATATGAGTAAGCTTTTGGCTGACGCTCAAAAGGGTGACTATGCAGTAGGCTCATTTTCAGTTGCAAATATGGAAATGGTGCTTGGTGTTCTCAAAGCAGCAAAAGAACTTAAAGCGCCTGTTATTTTGCAAATAGCGGAAGTAAGATTAAAGCAAAGTCCGCTTGAGATTATAGGTCCGCTTATGGTTGCCGCCGCAAAGAGTGCAGAC